ACCACTGTGAGGAAGACTTTTCTAGAAATCTATTTGGATTTATTAGAGGCGTGCTATCTAATAAGCGAGCCTCAACGGTTAATATTATCGATACAATTACTTTCTGCTTGGAGTTTTTAAATCTTGATATCTCTGAACTTGACCTACTGCAAGACATAGAGAGTAATAACACAATTAAGCTTTTGGATATTTTTAACAGGGAACCAGAGAGAGAGCCCCCAAAGGTAGATAGAGAAGTTATTTTAGAGACAATACAAATACCTGCTAAGTATTATATCAATAGAGGTTATACTACTGATATATTAACTAAATTTGATATTGGTCTTTGTGATAAAAAAAATAAGCCAATGTCAGGAAGAGTTGTTGTCCCAATCTACGATGAAGGCTATAATTACATTGGATGCATAGGTAGGTCTTGTTACGAGAACATGCAACCTAAATGGTTACACAGTAAGGGCTTTAGAAAAAGCTCATATCTGTATGGATTAAATATGGCAAAAGATAAAATACTTGAAACAGCTACGGCGGTTTTAGTTGAGGGTCAAGGAGATGTTTGGCGCATGCACGAAGCGGGTGTAGAGAATACAGTTGGTATTTTTGGAGCCAACCTTAGTGATGACCAATTAGTTTTATTAGAACAGAGCGGCGCACTCAATTTAGTTATACTTACAGATTATGACGATGCTGGACATAGGGCTTCAGAGCAAATTATGAAAAAGTGCGGAAGGCGATTCAATTATTATAGACCCAACATATCAGAGAAAGACGTAGGCGATATGTCTTTAGACAAAATCAAAACTGAAATACTAGAAGAATTACAAGGAGTTTTATAATGACAAGAATCCTAGCCTTTGCTGGAAAAAAACAATCAGGTAAAAATTCGTGCTGTACTTTTCTGCATGGGTATCAAATGAGGTCTTATAATATCATTAAGGGTTTTGATATAGATTCCAACACTGGTGGACTTATTGTAGATACCGTTTCTAGTAACGAATCCGGAGTAGAAGAGACAGGTAGAGGTGTTTTAGATATAACCAGATCTGATTTAGAGTTTGCACCTTGGGCCTCACATAATATGTGGCCATTTATAAAACATTATTCATTTGCTTCTTCTCTTAAGGAGATCTCGTGTGGGTTATTCGGACTAACGAAGAAGCAGTGCTATGGAACAGATGAGGATAAAAATAGTCCTACATGGATTAAGTGGGAAGACATGCCGAGCTACACCGGAAGTAAGACGGGTAGAATGAGCGCCAGAGAATTTTTACAGGTCTTTGGTACGGATATTTGTCGCGCTATCCACACAGATATCTGGACAGACAGAACCATGAAAAACATTAGAGAAGAGGATTCTTTAATGGCTGTAATCTCTGACTGTAGATTTCCAAATGAATCAAAAGCAGTACAAAAAGCAGGAGGCAAGGTTATTAAACTAACCCGTGGCATAGATGGTGATAGCCATTCTAGCGAGTCTTCTATTGACGATATTGAACACGATGCCGTTATTGATAATAGGAAATTATCTTTAATGGAAACAAATGTAGAGGTAATATCTTTACTAAAAGAATGGGGATGGCTCGGTAGCGTTATCGAGACACCCAGTCCTACGCTTCCTGTAGAAGACCCAAATCTTCTAGGTGGCATCCAAAAGATTAAGGAATAATATGTTAGTAACGTATATACGTAGCTCTAGTTATAATAATTTTGAATACTGTCAGATGCAATACTTTATAACCTATGTTTTAGGTCATCAGAGTGTCTCTGGTAAAAAAGCCCAGCTGGGAACAATCGTCCATAAGGTCATGGAGGTACTAGGTGGATGTAAAAAGATTTTACAGGACAAGGGCGAGATGGTATTAAATGATGACGGTCTAGGAGAGATAGAGTTTACCAAAAGAAAGCTCAATACAAAGAAGTTTGTAAACGAGATCGTCAAGAGAAGTTATGAATACTACACTGAGAACTGTACTCATCACTATACAAATGCCGACTATAAGTTCTGTGAAGAGACAACTTGGGAAGGCCTACTGTACGATGATGGGAATTTCGATCCTCGAAAGAGAAATATTATTGCATCAGAGCCTCACTTTGATATTGCTATTGAAGAAGACTGGGCAAAATTCTCATATGAAACAGAAGATGGAGAAACTCTACAGGGGCAGTTAGCCATTAAGGGCACTATTGATCTAGTGACAGAGATTGACGGCGGTGTCATCGAAGTTATTGACTGGAAGACGGGGAAAAGATTAAACTGGGCTACAGGAGAGAAGAAGACATATGAGAAGCTGTGTGAAGATCCGCAGTTAATGCTTTACTATTATGCTATTTCTAAAAAGTTTCCTGAATACAAGGATGCTATCATGTCGATATTTTATATACGTGACGGTGGGCCATTTAGTATTTGTTTTGAAGACTCAGATAAAGAGAAGTTCTTGGGTATGCTGAAAGACAGGTTTGAAGAAATCAAGAAAACTGTTAACCCAAAAATGCTATCTAGAAGACAGGCACACTGGAAATGCACAAAGCTTTGCGACTTCTGTAAAAATGATTGGCCCGGAACCAACGAGAATATATGCAGGCATGTAAGTAACAACCTAGAGCAGTTTGGCATGCTAGACACTGTTCAAAATTGCACTAAAGAAGGTTTCAGTATTGGACACTATGAGGCACCGGGATAATGCACCAGAACAAAGACTTACCAAAATCCAGACAGGGCAAGAAACGCGGTAAACTTTCTAATCGGGACATGAGATACATACATGAGCATTTTAGATCGATGTCACCAATAGAAATAGCCGAGCAGTTGAATAGGAGTCCCGCTCCCGTATTTAAATATCTAGATAAAACAGTTACGGGCTGGAGAAATGAATGTCCCTTCTTCTCAGAAAAGGTCGAGGATGAAGAAAACAGGACTTTTCACCAAAAGATCATGCAGCTTAGTGATTCAAGTGGCCTGACTTATAGTGAATCCAAAAGAACACTCAGAACAGAAGAATCTTTAGGAGCCAAAACAATAGGAGATATTCAAGAACTAGTACAGGTGATAGAGGAGCAAAAAAAATTCATTGATCGCTTAGTGAGTGAGGTAAAAGACAATACTGAATATTGGTTTAAATCTGCGGTAAAAGCCGCTACAGCGGAACTTGCTCCTCAGCGGAGAGACCTTGAGATACAGAGAGCTAAACATATCTCCGAAGTAACACAAAAACACAATATGCCCAGCCCTCCCGAACCCACACATACATCTGCCGAAACGGTAAAAAATAATCTAGGTAGTTTTCCGGGTATTTACTTCGCTTGGCATGAGGGTCAAGTGGTTTATGTCGGCAAAGCAAATAACATACAAAAGAGATTAAGAAGTCATGGAAAAGTCAAGGGAGATATGTTGGTATCTTTTCTGAAGTTCCATAAAAATCGGCTTTATAGAACAGAGTGCTTTTATATATGGGCACTGGCGCCCAAGCTAAATGGAGAAATCATTCGAGACTCTCATTATGTCCAAGATCTACACTCTCAATTTACTGAAACCATAGAATCGAGACTAGAAGAGCCCAAAAGGAGAGGTGCAAATGATTGAGATAAAAATTACAGAACAAATGAAGAAGCAAGCTTGGGCTAAATCCCGTGAAATGGGTGTAATACGTAACTCTATAATGAAGGGTGACGGAAATATTGCAGGTTTTTTGGGGGAAGAGGTTGCAAATGTAGTTATTGATGGTACAATAAGTAATACATATGATTATGACGTTGTTTCAAAAAGCGGAATTAAATATGATGTCAAAACCAAAAGGTGCACATCTCCGCCAAAACCATATTATGATTGCTCTGTTGCAAACTTTAACACCGAACAAAAGTGCGATAGGTATGTGTTTGTTAGAATAGAAAATAAAAACAAAAGATGGGGTAAGGCGTGGGTTCTTGGTTGGCTTGAGCATGATGAATATTTCAAAAAAGCTCGGAAGCTAACTAAAGGTCAGGTTGACCCATCCAATGGGTTTGTTGTTCGGGCAGATTGCCATAACGTTGCTATATCAGAATTGAAAGAATTTACAAATTATGACTTGGGTTCCACTAAATAATAAGACGCACTTTAGCCTACAGAGAGGTTTCTCGAAACCTGATGAGCTAGCAGCTAAGTGTAAAGAGTACGGCTATCCAGCCTGTGCTATCACAGACATTAATACTATATCTGGTGCTGTTAATTTTTACAAAGAGTGCAAGAAGAATGATATTAAACCTATCATGGGTTGTACTGTTGAGTTTGAAAACCATAAAAGCAAGACCTATATAGCTAAGAACAAAGAAGGTTGGTATGCGCTCATTGATATTGTTTCTAAAAGGAACACATACTCCGATGACGTAATCAAGAAACTTCTCAAGGTCTCTCTGAATGAGAACCTTATATGTATTGATGACCTAAAGCAAAAGCCAGCATATTATGTCACCCCTAAAGACGCAGAGCTACACAGGATACTTTTATGCTCAGGTATGAAAACCAGCATGAAGAAAGCTAAAGACAAGATCGTTTCTGATTCGTTTAAGCACCTGAAGCCCTTCTTTAAGAGCGACGGC